CAATTATATTACTTTCATAAGTTAAAGAAGAATTTCCTCCTAATGCATATTGGCTAAAATCTTTAAAATAAGGCAATACGTTTGTACTCTGACCTTCTAACAAGATACTTGCAGTACCATTAGTATAATCTAATCTTGGTATGTCTGTTTGTTGTACTTCTATTAAAGATATGTTTGTTATATTAAATTCTGTGCCTATGCCACCAACAAATCTTATGTAATTTGGATATGAATTATTATATACTGCGTTTAAAGTTTTTGTGCCACTTGTTGTATAAAACCTTTCTGAACTACTTAATTGACCAAAAGCACCAGTATTACTTATACCTATGGTAGTTGTAGTAGCACTTATTATATCTAAATCAAAAGTGATTATATATCTTTTATTATTCCCAAGAGTACTAAAAGTTTGCTGTAGATAATTATTAGAAGATGTTTGTACTGACTTTGCTAAATTATCTCCAAAACTCCAACCAGTTCCTAAAGTCCAATTATCATTAGGATCTACTTGTTTAACTGATACGTTGTCTATCCAATAACTTTCTCCATTGGCTAAAGGACTACTTGAAAAACCTACATATAATCTTTGATTAGCTGTACTTGTAACAAAAGTAAATTTATAATCTTGAAAATCACTTGTTAAATTAGGGTTAGTTATAGTATTAAATGTACTTGTTTCTCCGATATAACCAAAATTAAAAGAATTTACAGAATCTGATTTTGCCTTAAATTCTATAATGTAAGTTTTACTTGCTAAAGTTGGAATTACACCACCTGACATAGTAAAACCAGTAGGGCCTCCTGCTGTATTATTGTCAGTCCATTTAGCCGCTTCAATTGAACTATCCCAAGAAATAACCCCTCTAAATTGTTGCCAATCTCCTATAGAAGTGTTAAAATTAGCATTATCTCCACTAACTAACTCGCTTCCTAATTCACTAAAGTTTCCGTTTTGTACTAAATTAGAAGATAGTATTGAAACATCTTGTATTAAATAATCTGGATTAACTCTTGTGGCACTTGAATTTCTTGTGAAATCGAAATCAGCATCTGTTACTTCTTTAACTGAAACATTGTCTATTGATATATCAGTAACTCCGCTACTTCTTGCAAATGAAATAACTGTACCTGTTGCTGTAAATGTAAAATTTTTAGTTCCTAATGAGTTTATACTACTTGTAATATCACTAGCACCTTCTGCTAAAGTACCTACTTTTAAACTACCAGAAACAGAGCTAGTAATGTCAAACCTCAAAGCATAAGTCTTACCTACCACTAAAGTAGTTTGGTAAACACCAGAAAAAGAGCCAGATGTACTTAATATTCTACACACTCCTCCAGATATTGTTGCTTGTCCACCTTTAACCCAATTAGAATCTGTAGCGAAATTACCATTTACTACAAGCTCCTCGCCTAAAGCATAAGCTGGTTTTATAGAATTTAACACACCTACTCCATAAGCTGTTGGAGTTGTAATTATACTTGCTTTTTGTAGTAAACTCATATTAACAATCTTTAAGGTTTTCTAATAACTGAGTAGTCATTATGTTGTTTTCGTATGTACTCGTTCTTCTTCTAAGATCAGAAGTTAAGTATTCTATATCATAAACAGATCCCCAGTATATAGGATTGGTAGCATTTCCCCACCAACTATAACTATAGTCTATTCCCCAGTTTATCGTGTTTGCCATTTCTTTATCTTCTTAAATAAAAGTTCGTATTTACTCAAATACTGTTTTAGTTTTACTATATTTTTTTCTTTTGGTTTGTATCTCAAAGTACCCACCCATTAAACGTTGCATCTGAATCAGGAAATACATCTCCTCCACTATTGTTATTATACTCAGGAAATAGATTACTATTGTTGTTTATGTAATCTAAAAATCTTTGTGTATAGTATTCTGCCGTGTTTCTTGCTTTGTTTACTAGAAAGTCTACCTCTCCTTTAGAAACTGATTCAGAGTTCTCTGATGTTCCTTTAAATACGCCTCCTGCTTTGATTTTGTATGCTGCATAAGGATAATACTCTGCCTGAGCATACCATATCAACATAGGTTGTACATATTCATTTACTAAGGTTAGATAGTGTCCTGATAAACCTGATCCTGAAATATCTGCTCCTATTTTGTCGTATAACTTAGTTCCTAAATAGTTTCTTATTTCTATTTGTTGTGCAATCTTAATAAATTGTATAAACAAATCAGTATCTGTATTACCATCGATAATACTGTTCTTAACTAAATCTGTTCTTGATATGAATAATACTGTTGCCATATTTATCTACTTATTCCTATTTTCTTAGCGTATGCTGCCGTATATCCTTTATAAGGCATATCCTTTGGTGCTACAGGTACTTTCTGTGCATTCTTAGGATATTTAAATCCTCTACTTTTAGCTTGAGTTGAGGTAATCTCTTTACCCATTGATTTATCGCTTTTTAGTCTTTGGTATGTTTTACGATACCACCTATGGGAACATCTAGCTCCTCCTTTATAAAGCCAAATGCTATAATTCTCAGAACCACCTTTTCCAAAACCTGCATTGACAGACTTTTTACTCATTGCTACGATATCCTCTTTACGATATACCTTTTTAGCTTTGACCATTTTCTTACAAAACTCTCTAGATGTTGGTTTAGTGCTATTTGGATTGTATGTATATCTAACTAAAAACTCAACATCAAATTGTGCTGCTTGTTTTGAAGTACCATCTTGCTCACTCTTTTTTGTTTTGTTTGCTCTACCAGTACTAACTAGATTTACTTGATTGTTTAAATCCTCAACTACTCCATCTTGTTCATCTTCAAAATCATAGTTTACTTCAGATTCATCTACGATTTTAAACTCTTTTAGTATATCTTCTTCATCCTCTCCTAAGTCGATTAACTCGTCTGCTATTTCGTTGTCTATATTATTTTTAGAAAGTTTAACTCCTGTTTCTTCTTCTCTAGTTTCATCATCCTCTACATTCTCTAAGTCTGTAAATTCTAACGGCTGAAGCGTTTTAAAGTACAAATGCAACGAGATATTGTTATAGGCTAGTATTTTATCGAAAGCCTCAATTAAAAGTCCTTGAAAGCTCTTAATTACAAGATTGTCAAATAATATAGAACCTGTCTTTAATTCGTCTGCATTGTTTCCTAGTCCTGTATCATCTTTAATACCAAATAACATTGGACTTACAATTCTGTGAGATACCATTATCTTTTTAGAACTTTCTGAACTTAAAAACTCATATTGTTGATGTGCATCACTAAGTTGCACAGGTTCGATACTTGCAGCAGTTTCTGCATTATCATTAAAGGCTAATATAAATTTACCTGCATTACTAGAACCACTAAACTTTTCATAGATTCTTCTCTCTATCATTTCTCTTTGCTCAGGATCAGGAGTTCCATTATTCATATTTATAAGCATACTCGGAGCAAGACCTTGTAAAATGTTGTTTAAATGAAAGTTAGATATTTCCTCCTCTAATTCAGCGTATTGTGTACCACCTTGATAATCTACTGGACTATAATATTTAAAACCTGCTCTGTATGGCTTTATGTAAAGTATTTCTAGTCCTTCCTTAGAAGTTCCGAATGCAGGTATTCTTGTTAGTTCGTTTCCTCGCTTGTACTTTGCCCAATCACTAAAATAGTAATAAGCATCTATCTCTCCTTTATCATTGCACTTCTCTGCTCTAAGAGTTTCAATAGGCATATGTTCTAACTGTACAATCTTGCTTCTATCTTTTGAATAGATAACTTGTATAGCACATTGTCCCATTAATTTAAGATCATAGCATAATTTTCTTACACAATCATTATTAAATAAAGACTTCATTTGAGCGTACTGGTCAGGCTTTCTATTTGAATTGGTAGCATCTAATCCTTTTCCGTAAATCATCTCGCTAACACCATTTATAATAGCGTTGTTAGTAGGACTTCCGTTGTATCTGTCTATTAAGTATTGAAAATAGTTGTTATCTGCTCCGTACTCAATCCAATCTTTACCACTAACCTCTTTTACTCTTGGCGAAGTGTAAGTGCTTAAATTTACTATACTTAAATCTGATTTGTTTTTCATATTACTATATAATCATTATCGTAAGCATCATTTCCTGATGGTGTTGTATATTCTCCATTGTTTACTGAGTAACTTGAAATAGCCTGGTCAGTACAGAAAACTTTGTCTTTATAAATTACATTACTACCCTGTTTTAAAGTTAGGTCATAAAACCTTCCCTCTACTAATATAGGACTTAATGCTTTTGATATCACTAAATAATTTTTATCTGTTATTGTGCTTACTGAGTATGTTGTAGAGGTGTTTGTTGAATCGTCTCTTAGTATCATACTTACAGTACTTGCATAGCTTCTAGGTATTACCTTGAATGTTTGAGCCGATGCAGATGTCGTTAAGTGTATCATACTTATATAACGTACAAAGTTTAGATTTTGTGTATAAAAAAAGAGGAGCTTTAAAACTCCCCCTTTAAAATTAATTAATGAAAACTTTTGTAATATACAAAAATTATTTTAATTAGGTGCTATTTGGTCAGTATCTGAATTATTTACAACCTCTGTGTTTAACACAAATGGTGGTGGTATTCTTTCTTGTGATACTAAAGTTAGTGTAAATCCACTAAGGTCTCCCATAGCAGCACCACTTACGATTGATCCTCCTGTTACTTCTGCTCCGTGTTCTAAGCCCATTACAAAGTAGTTACCATTGTAATCTTCAACAAAAACGTGTGGTCGTCCGTGTGAGATTAATTTAACTTCTTCTTGTGTAGCTTTTTCTAGGAAAGTAAGCGTTAAGTTTAATGTTGATTCGTAGAACGTAGTTCCGTTTTCTCTTGAGCTATTGATTGCAGTTTCTAAAGATGAATTACCTTTAATGTCAAACTTCTTTAAAGCACCACTTGAAGATGGTGCAGATCCTGTTAAGGAAGCAAAAGTATCAATTTGACCATTAAAGTCAGAATCAAAAGGGGTTTTAGACGCACTATCTGCTGCTGCTCCGAGTGATCCGAAATCTGCAAAGTAAACAGTCTTTAAACCACCTACTCCTGATTTACAGGGTACTGCACGTCCTTGAGTTATTGTACAAGCCATAATTGTTAGTATTAAAAAAGGGTAGGTAGATTAATACCCACCCCTTTATATGTTAGTTAAAAATATTAAGAATAAAGAACTACGTCTGCACCGATTCCGATTTGAACCCCTGCAGTATATCTCATTATTACTCTTACGTTTTGTGATCCATCGATATCTGACATATCAATTACTTTAACTTCGTTTCTGTCATTTAATAGACCTGTTCCGAAGAATAAGTTACTTGATCTTGCAGCCATTGCATTGTTGTCAGCTAATCCTGATGTAGCATAGATTTTAACACCATCAAAGAATAAACCATCTAATGATTGGTTGTTCCCTTTGTTGTCATATCCGTTAGCTCCTAAACCTGATGCACCAAATCCTCCTAAAGCTCTAACGTAAGCTCTATAGATATTTTGTGATACATAAATGTGTAAGTCATCTGCTCCGTAAACTGCACTTGGAATAGCATCAACTATTTTTCCTAATTCAGTTACTACGTTTGCAGCAGTTACAGTTGCTTTTGCAACATCTACTACAGTTCCATCAGCAGCAGCTAAAGTTTTTAAACCATTGAAGTTTCCTTCTCCTGCAGCTCCACTCCATATAGAAGTTTCAGTTGCGCTTGATACCTCAGCAGCTACTCTTGCGATAACGAAATCAGAGAATAGTGAAGGTAAGCTATCAAATGCAGAATATCCCATTTGTGCAGCTTCCCAATCAGCGTGAAGTTCTTTCTTACAGATTTGTAAGTTTACTTGTAACTCAGTTGGAGTTATTACTTTTTCAGTAAGTGTAAGACCTGAAGTCGAAGAATCGAAATCGCAATCTGCACTTCTTACTAAGTTTGAAAATGCTCCTACTTTCATAGCAGCTTTGTACTTGATGTTTGGCATAATAGTTATGGCAGCATCATCTAATGTTTTTGCAGTTAAAAGACTAGCTGCAAGATATTTTCCTGCAAACTCTCCTGCATAACTACTACTTGTAATTGTTGGGTTTGGCATTTTTTTTAATTTTAATTGTTAGTTAATCTTTTCATTACTCTATCTAAAGTTGTTTCTTTTCTGTTTTGAGCAAACTTTAAATTGACTTTTTCTTTTACTTCTGGATTGTGAGAGATAGGCTCAGTTGCAGGAGTTTCGCTAAGTTCTTGTTTTACTTGCTCCTCTACTTCTGCCATTTCTTCTTTCTTGTCCTTCAGTTCGTTTATCATACCTTTGATTTCCTCAACGGCAGATTCAAATTCTTGTTTAGATACATAAGCCTCTACTTCTTCTTCAGCCTCTACTTCTTCTTCTGATTCCTGTGCTTTTATCTCTCCAATGATTCCTTCCTCGCTTACTACAAGGATGTTACCATCTTCCATTTGATATTCGCCTACAGGTACTGCTACTCTGTCATCTTCAGTAACAATAAAGATTTCGTTTCCTGCTTCAAAAGCCTCAGCTTCTAAAATTGTACCATTGTCTAGTTTAGCCTGAGCTAACTTTACTTCCTCTTGAGTTTCTTCAGTAGCTTCTAGTTGTGTTTCTACTACTTTTTCCTCTCCTAAGAAAGTTTTGATTTTGTCTAAGATTTCTGTTGATTTCATATTACTATAACGTGTTAAAATTTATATTTGCATTTTTATATTATTTTATAAAAAATTCATTTTTTTAGCTTTTAGTAGCTCTCTACTATTTGCATCAATTTCTTTTAGTCCTTCAGAAATAGCTTTTTTAAAACTTTGTATTTTGCTTGGGACTTCTATTCCTAAATTTTTTGATGCTTGTTCTAATTCTTGGTATCTTGCATTTGCTTTAAGATATGATTTACCTGCTGCATCATAACCATTTAACATATCTTGTATTGCTGTTTCAATTTTAAAAACACTTTGATATGCTTTCGTCATTAATTTATTTGCGTTTGTGAATTCATCTTCAAAACTATTGATTAAATTAAGTTCTACCTTTACAGAAGATAATTCTTGTTTATTCATCTCGACTATTTTAGCCATTGCTTTTTTACTCATAACTTATATTTTACCGATTCCTTGATTTATTATTTTACCCTTGCAGCACTTTACTGAATAGGTTTCTTTATCTTTACATAAACAACCTCTACGTCCACCCTTTGGACTTGTCTTACTTGGTGTTTCAAATTGTTTCATATTACTTTAAAAGTTGTTTACCTTTTTGTAATTGTTTCTCTCCGTACTCTACTGTATTCAATGCTTCTTTGTATTTTGGTATGTCGTTAGGACTAACACCTAAATCTTTTGCTGCAGATTCTACTGCTTGAATGCCTTTTTTTAAAGCATTAAGATCTCCTTGTAATGAATCTATATCTACGGTAATAGCTCTTTCAACTTTGTCAAGTTCTTCTTTACTAATGTCTATATTCTTTCCAAAAACTTCTACACCTTTAACAAATTTTAAGGCATCATCAATTAAACCTAACTCAACTCTCTCTTTGCTAAATAGCATTTTACTAATTCTTTTGCTCATTTTATTTTTTTAGTTTATAACCTCACTAGTTAATTATATCTCTCCATCTTTTATAATAGAACGTATCACAGATAACATTTCTTCTGCTTCTTCTTCATCAAAGTCGTTTATAGGTTCTTTAGGTCTTTCCATTTTGTCAGCAAAGTAACCCTCTATTGAGAAACCTTTTACTTTACCTGTTTTAACAAAGTCATTCCAGATTTGTTCGTTGTTTACTTTTACTGCACCCATCCAAGTTCCTACAGGAACACTTAATCCGTACTTACGAGATTTATCGTGTACCTCATCTTCTACTAACCAAGACTCTACTAAAGTTAATCCGTTGATCGTGTGTTGGTGTTCTAATGTAGCTTTTGATTGATTGCCATTCATTAGATAAAGTTGAGAAGCTCTCTCTACTGTTTCTTTTGAGAAATAAATATAATATTCTTCTTCTCCTTTTCTACGATAGATAGGTTTGTTAGGAACAAGCAAAGCACCCATTAAGATACGTTTCTCTTTGTTTACTTCTGCAAGTTTTATCTCCTCGCTTTTTAGAGCTATAAAATCTTCTTCTATTGCAGGATTCTCAACTACCGAAATAGCTTCTATTCCTGTCATTTCATCGTCTCCTAATATTAATTCAACTATTCTCATACTATTATAACGTATTAATTATTTTTTTTGTTTATCCTAAACTTGCACTTGTTACAATGTTTCTGTCTAACTCTTGTGCCGTGCTTACATCTCCTGAAACTACAAATGCTCTTGGTGGAGGTTGATTACCTAATAACTCTGCTAATTGATTAGTTCCTGTTGATCCTACTGTACTAAATTGAGGAGGTAATGATGATGTTGCAGCTGTTGAGATAGCAGGAGTTGAATCTCCCCCTGTTGCTCTTGCTCCTAATCCTGCAGGTGGTGTAGGTGGTTTAGTTGCTGCTATTTTTTTAACATTTCTTATACCTGTAGCTATTACTGCTGCTGCTCCTATAAATCCTGACAAACCTCCTTGTGCTAATGCTTTGTTTGCTCCTGCATAAGTATCTTGTAATGCTTGTACTATTGCAACTGCTTTTCCAAACTTAGAGTTTTGTCCTACTATTGTAGCTATATCTCCTAATGTTTTTTTAAGTTGTTGTGATTTAGCATCTCCTAAGTCTTTTTCAATCTTTTTTTGTTGTTGTGCATTTGCTTGTTGGTAGTCAAGTAATTCATTGTTAGCATCTATAAAAGATTGTGTCCCCTCTTCGTAAGAATTTCTTTTTGCAGTTAGCCTTTCTTCTTCTATTTGTTTTTCAATTTCTAAATTGTCTAACATTGTCTGAATACGCTTAACTTCATTCTGCTCCATTTCAGCATTAAACAATCTTTGCTCGTTTTGTCTTACAGCAGTAGCCTCATCGTTAGATTGTTCTAGTTCTATCTTTTCTTTTGTTAAGGATATAGAGTTAGATTTTTGCTCAGATAAAAAACCTTCTATTTGTGCTTCAACTGCCTTCTTTTCATTTTTTGCAGATAACAAAGCTAAGTAATCTTCTTCCTTACCAGTTAAGTCAAATTGTGCTTGAGCTTGTTGAATCATTAAATTAACATTTTCAAGCATTTTTTGTTTTTGATCTTCTAGTGTAATTTTTAATTCTTCATTAGCTTTTATTCTTTCATCTATGTTTTTAAGATCATTGTCTCTTATTTGTCTTTGTTGTTCTGCTTGTCTATCGTATTGCTCTATTAAGCCTTGATTTTCTATTCTTGCTCTTTCAGCTGCCTTTTTTAATTGTACATTTGCTTTTACATTTTCTGCTATTGCTTTTAAGCTAATCTCACTAACACCCTCTACAATTTGACTACCTGCTTCTCCTACTTCAGAAACTGCTTCACTAAAGTTTTCAACTATACTTTTACTTGCATCTACTGCACCATCAACAATATCTTTAAATACTTCTGCATTTTCTTCTAAACTTTTATTTAATTTTTTTATTTTTTCTACATCATTACCACCAAAAAAAGATTCTTCCCAAGCTAATTGAGCTAACACTATTGCGTTCTTAATTGCTAGAAAAGTAATTTTAAATGGAGTTATAACAAGAGTTAAGATTCCACTCATTACTTTCCCCAAAGCATCAAAGCCATCTGTTGTAGCAGTTATGTTATTATAAACATCAACTAAAACACTAGCAACTTCTGTAAATACTTGAGATATAGTACCTATTACTACTTTAAAAGTGTCTGCTACTTGTTGATTGCTTTCTATTGCATTTTTTAAAAATGTAAATGCTTTTTCTAAAAGAAATATTATACCACCTGCTTTACCTATTGCTCCTAAAGTCTTTGTAAAACTTCTTGTGGTTTTTTCTACTTTTTTTTGAGTTTGCTCATTAGCTTGTAATTCCTTTTTTACTTCTTCTAATTCTAATTTTAACTCTTTAACTTGTTTGATTGCTTTCTCAGCAGTTAGTTTGATTTCTGCCTCTACTATTGTTGCCATACATCTCTTTTGAAATTGTTATATGCTTCCTTTATACTTTCAGGATATTTGTATTTACCCTTAGCTATTTTTATGTTTTCCGTTTCGCCTGTTGCTAGAGGCAGTAAGTCTAATATGTTTTTTATCACGCTAGTACACTATTTGTATAAGTTAATGTTTTGACTATAAGTTCTATTTCTGACTTGCCTGTTGTTAAGTTTGTGCTTAGACTATTTAAATAATACTCTTTACCATTTATAACTATAACGTCATTAACACTATAATTTAAAATAAAACTCTCTGGCAGTTGTGCAGTTATTTTTATAATCCTTCCTTTAAGATTAAAAGATTGCTGAATAAATTGTTGATAGAATCTACTAAACAAACTATTGGTGTTTACATTACCATTATACTCATCATACTCAGAACCGAAATTTAAAGTGTGATTACCTACTCCTGATGTCTCAAGTGAACTCACATTAGATGGAGCGTTATAACTTGTTAAGTTTGATGAGGTTACAGTATTAGAACTTGAATCAATTAATCGATTAAAAAATATATAAGGTTTACCTAATGTAGTTTTACCTTCTGCATCTACCCACCATCCTATCACATTATCAGTTTGATTTCCTTGATGATCTTGTAAGTTTATTAATACACTTCTTTCAAAAGGTACTTCTTGATTAAATTCTTGTCCGTCATATTTTTCAGGTGCAGAATATTTTAAATCTCCAAAGACTTGACTAAACTGATCAACATATCTTAGACTAGTTTGAGTAACAGGACTAGAGTATTTAAAGTTTACTCTATTGTAAGGTACAGGTCTGTCGATTGTGCTTTGTGTTATATCTACGTATTTTGTAATATCTCTTGTTACTCCTAGTGTCATAAAATCATCAAAGGTCTGTACGTATATTTGTGAGCTACCTCTTTTTGTATAGGCTACTAAATTAAACATCTTAAATAAGCCTGTTAGAAAGTCTAAAATTTTCATCTTAGGTAAATAGTCCTGTATAAAAACAAAGTCGCTTAAACTAAACGCTGAGGCACTATAATTGTGTATTGTAGTTCCATCTTTAGTAATAGTTAAAGCAGTAGATAATGCACCAAAGCTTACGGCTACTTGACAATTTATTCTAAACTCTATATCGTAAGTTCTTTGTTCAAGATTACCACTTGTTAAATCTAACAATGGTACAGATAGGCTTGATGAATTATTAAATGGTACATCTTCTCTATAGAATAACAATTCGTTTGTTGTTTTGTCTTTGACTATTATTTCTCCTGTGTTGTTAGTTGTAGCAGGATCAAGAACTAATCTTAATGTATAGCTCTCTCCTTTATTTACTACTAGCTTGTTGCTTGTTAATACATCTCCACTTCCTGAGCTATATGTAAAATCTGCAAAGGTTAGTTTTTTACCTCTTGTGCCTATATCTATTCCAAATGTAGGGGGATCAGTTTCAGGTTTTGTTATTGGTGTCTTTTCTCTATGTAGCCATAAGTAAAGCTCATCAAACATTGCACTACCAAAAAATGTTTTAGTAGTTCCCTCATCTGCCATATTAAACGTAATATCATATTGAGTTTGTATAGCCTCTATAACTCTTTTAAGTTTTATAGCAGGTTTAAGCTCTTGTTGTAAATCAGGATAGTTTACATTCTTTAATTGATTTGTACTTCCTGTATCGTATGTGTAATACTTGTCAAGAAGTATAAGAGGGAGAACTATATTTCTATTAGCCGTGTTAGTTGCAGCCGTTTGATTGCTTTGTAATCCTGTAGTAAAAGCTGTACGTAAATTATTTATAGCACCACTTGAATAAGTAAAATCATAAGTAGATAAACCATTTAAAGCGTTTAGCTCCTCATCTCCGAATAAGTCTTTTAGGTTGTTAGGTTTTCCAAAGAACACCACTTTATAAGTATGTGGCTTGTTGTCTTTCATTCCTACTCCGTTTAATCTTATTTGACCTGTCTTAAAATCTGTACCATTTAGTTTGAGTATTGCATCTACTCTAAACCTAGCATCAAAGCCATTATCTATATCAAAGTTGTAATAGTGTTTGAATAGTTTGTTGTTTGTTGAGGATGCAGGTAAATTAAATTGCTTAGAGAAAGGAGAAAAGACTTTACCAATATCTCTAATGTCTTTAAGAGCATCAGTAATTGTTACTGATTCATCTTGAAACATATCTACTCTTGTGTTATCTATGTATAGTTCTAAAACTTGCATTAACGTACATTGTTTATAGTTTGGTATGCAAATTCTACTTGTATAGTGTAATCAATTAGTCTGTCGTTAAGACTTGTTTTAAAGCCTAAACTATTTGATGTGATTAATACAGGAAGTGTTTTATTATCGTACTCTATCCATACTCTCTCACTTAATATAAGTTGTTTGAATAACTCATTGTTAGATTCAGGATAGTAACCACTATTAAGAGTAAGGTTTTGTTTAGCGTTCTTAGTTAGTATAGCGTTTTGATGATTGTAAGTATTGTATGATCCATTAGTTAAAATGTTTCGTTTAAACTTCTCCTCTGTTGCAGCTATGCTTATACTATTCTTTTTAAACATCCATATATCTTGATATACACCAAACTTATTTATAAAGGTTAGTTTATAAGGGTTGAATTTACATTCGCTTATATTGTTTACCTTGATAACAGTAACACCCTCTACTGCGTTTACTATAACCTCATCTACTGGGTATATAGTTTCACTTTTAAGAAATTGTTGTAAGCAGATATTATCTTCAAACGTTCCTCCTGAACCCTCTACTCTTTCTCTGTAATTATCAACACCTGCCGATGAAGTGCTAACGTATTGTATTTGGTCTTGTATCTTTAATCCAGTTGAAGGTGTCCAAGTATATATTTGCTCATTGTCATTAAAGAAAGCTACTGAGGTTGTGTTCTCATTATCCACAGGAATCCTTAAAGCATCATCATCTGATTTTAATATTGTTGTGTTAGATTGTAAATAGCCTTGTAGTAGTTGAGGATTAACACCCTCTTCAAAATAACCATATCCTAAAAATGCTCTTACTCCTAATACAGTTGTAACAACAGGACTACCACTAGATAATGTTTCTGTAGTTCTATAATCTACATACATAGTAGTGTAATCATCTGCTGCTGCAACTGAGTTTGGATATGTTCCATTAAACTCTGCAGGTATATAGTCTTTTATAAGCTCTGCTATTTCAAAATTGATTTTAGTGTTAATAGCAGTTGAGGTTAATGTGTATTGTGGACTTCCTTGCCAAGTAGTCTCAGCACCTCCTATGTATATTCTTAACTCAAGTGTTGCACTTGTTAGGTTAGTCGTATCTAGGTTTATAAAGTAAGGACTTATTACGTTTATCTTAGCCATTATTTAAATATTATGTTTTCTAAATCTGTTACAAATTTGTCTTGTAATTCTTTTGGTAATTTTTTTACTGCTTGATTAAAAGGCGTTGTAAAAAACATACTTGGCTTTATACCTGATAAATAAATACTTCTTACCATCATATAACGTAAACTTTTTCTTGTAATAAATCTTCCTTTTTTATCTCTACCTTTAATATTTCTTTTTCTAATCCAATCTGTTATACCCTTTCTTAGACCTCCTCCTTTACCTTTACCAAATTCGTAAGGACTATTAGGTGCTTGTTGTTGTCCGTATCTTTTTGAACCTTTAGGTAGTCTACTAGGGTTTGCTCCTTTAATTCCTTTGTCTACAAACCTACCATAAGAATCCATATAAAACTTAACTCCTATAGTTTCTCCATCTTTAAAGGGAACATACTCTAAGCTATTATACAAGCTCTTAGAAACGTTTTTTTTGCCTTTGGTTAATCTACTCTTTGCTTGTTGGACTACAAACTTTCCAAATATGTTTAAATACTTTCTTGTTTCTTTTAACTGCATACGTTTATATCATTTGCAATTAATACATTAAATGTACAAGCTACTCCTGCCATATCATTTTCAAACCTTTCATAAAAGAACTCACAAGAAGCATCGCCTTCTATTTGGTATTTGTCTCTATATAAATCTCCTTTACTTAATAACCCTACTAATTTATTAGCTACTGCTAGTTGTGTGTTAAGTATATCTTGTTCGTTGTTGTTTCCTCTGAATACGTCTGTTGTTTCCTCTTTTGATTGGTTTACAACATCCATACACATTACTGTTATATTAAAGCTGAGGACTTGCTCCTGAATAGTTGCAGAGTTTACTATAATATGTGATAAAGGAAATATAGTTTGTTTAGATAAATCTATTTCAAATATATCGCCTGTCGTTACTGTATTGACATTCTCATCTGTTAAGAGATTAGTCTTTATAGTTTCCGTAATTTGATAATAACCTCTTACTCCTTGATTACTCATTCCTTATAGATTTGTATTTAACACTAAGTAATAACATTATTAAAAAAACAATAGTGAAGATATTTAAATGAGGTTCTCCACATATACCGAAAAAATGTTTAACTGTTTCTATCATTTTTTAAATTTACTTTTTATATTGTTTGATTCTACCTCTGCTTTTTCTTTCATAAAACTTAAAGCATAAAGACAGGTATGTATGTTTAGTTTAGTGATATCTTCATATCTAGTAACATCTCCTTGAGAGAGTCCGAAAAGTGATTGATACCATCCCCATTTCCTTCCGAAGTTAGATATTGCGCTAAGTTCGTTTCCTTGCCCTCCTCCAAAGAGTTCAGCATAGCTATCGATAAGTCCATCCCTAAATGATAAAAAAAAAGTATCGAACTAAGTACGGCATCCATTGGCATATCTTTCATCTTATCAGGAGCATCTCCTGTATAGTCCTCTATTAGATATTTATCATTGTGCTTTTGTTTGATTGGTCTGTATAGAACATTCATTGCTCTATGAATATTATCCATATCTCCAATGTACGTATCTAAGTCGATGTACTCTCCAAAACTCATATCTTCTAAGTTAGGTATAAAGCCATAAGTCTTACCATTCATTTTAAACTCTCTTACTAGTTGAGGCTTCTCAGTAAACATATCAGTTAGTATAAGTGTGATGTCTTTGATACTTTTAGCTTTCATTTGCATTATCGTATCGCCTCTTAGTCCACAAAAGATTTCAATCATTTTAATAGCTAAGAAGTTCTCATCTGTGTTGTTTCCTTGAATCTTTAGATACCTTTGATATTTGTCTAGTGTGATCTCGCTTAGAGTATCAGGAATATAAACTTCTACTTTCATATATATATAACGTAAAATTAAAAACTTTTAAAAACTATCTTATAGCGTATTGTCCTCTATTAGGATTCTTTAGTTGCATCATTAAAGCGTATCTAGCTGCATCAATACAATCAGGATGTGTACCTGTGGGTTTTTGTAGATTGTTACCCTCTTTGTCTTTTGCCCATACATAACCCTGTAACTCTCTAATAAGATTCTTAGATTGTGATGTTATGTATATTTCGTTTTGGTTAATTAGGTTGATACCATAGACTATTGAATCTCTACCCTTAGTTACTGCAAAGACTTTGTGTCCATAGTTTCTTAGTTCTTGTATTGACTTAGGCTCTGCACTATCTGCATAAATGTTCTCTCGTATCTCATTAGTCTTTATAAAATAACTTAGGTCTCTATTAAGCATTCCCTTTTGATAAAGTACCTCATCAAATATGTAGGATTGATTCCATTTGTAAAGTCTTATAATCGTTGAGGGATCAACTGAATAACCAAAATCTAGTCCTGAGCAAAGTAACCTAGCCTCCTCTGGTATAGTGTCTATAGGTTTCCAGTCTGGAATACATACACCCTCTAAACTACCTATCTGTCCTAGTCCGTACACTTGCCACCAATTTGCCCAGTAGGTTGAGGTCTTTCCTTTCTCTCTAGCTTTTTCTATTTCTTTTACTATAGTATCAGGAAGGCTATCATTGTCTTTGTAGGTTAATGTTATGAAGTTCGCATCTTGTTGTCCTATGAGTTCCTTATCCACCCAGAATAGATTAGCAGGGTTATAGTCTAACCAAATATTACTTGATGTTCTTACTGCTAATTGTTGGTAGGAATCAAAGCTAACATTGTTACACTCGTTAATAAATAAGTCTGTTCTTCTAGCTCCTCTTAGTTTGTCTGGTTGGTCTGTTGAAAAGAACTCAATATAACTACCATTACTGAATACGTATTTTAAGGTACTTTTGTTGAACTTTCTATCATCATACCTATGTAACCCCTTTAAAATGTTTAAGAAGTCTTTTAAAGCACCTCTACGTAAGTGTGGTACAGATTCAGATACTATGCTTATTTCTTTTCCTTTGTTTCTTATTGCATAGTCTATAAGGATAGATATGATAGCTATTGTTTTACCTGCCGATGATCCTCCTCTTACTATACGAACTCTTTTATTTAGTTCTCTTAGTTTCTGTAGTGCTAACGTTTTTGTTATTTGCATTAATCAATAAATAAAGGCACATCTTCGTTTACGTGAATGTCCTTTGTTTCTCTTGGTTTACCTGCTACATAGTTGTAGTAGAGTTGTACATATTTAAAGTCTCCTTTTTCTAAACCTTTCTTTAGAGCTTCAAACGCTAATGGTTCTAAAGGTGTTAGCTTTTCTACTAACTTTAATTCCTCATCTTTAGGCTTTCTACCTGCTCCCTCTCTTTTGCCACCTCTATTTTCTAATTTCATATTTTGAAAAACTTTGATTAATCAAATATATAACGTTAATCTTTAGGATTTTGTTTCTCAAGGTTTTTCTTTATTACCTCTACACTTAAATAGATTTGGCTTACTATGTTCTCTAGTCTTTTTATTCTTTGTATGTTGGTATGTTTCTTTTGTTTCAAAATAATTCTGTTTGATTAATATTTTCTTTTGTTCTTATTCCCATTACTGTATCAAGTATTGTTTTACCAGCTTCATAGTCTACAAGGTTTCTTGCTACCTTTTGTATAGTTTGTTTACCTTTGTATTTCTTAAAGTTATAATCGTGAAATTCTGATAAAGCATCTATTAAGTTTTTAGTTCTGCCCAAGTCTGGATTTTTTCTATTAGATAATATGCTTGGTAAATTAAAATTAGTCCAGTAAATATGCCTATGTCTTTTATAACCTTCTATTAA